GAGTTTATCAAACTCCAGACGGAGAAACACTTCCTAGTGTAACAACTATCCTTGGCGCAACTAAGGATATGACAGCACTAAACGAATGGAAGAAGCGTGTGGGTGTAGAAAAAGCACAACAAATTACAACAGAGGCGGCCGGAGTTGGAACAGCTATGCACGCCAACTTAGAACGTTTCCTAATTGGTGAACAGCGTCAGCCTGGTAACAATCCAGTGCATATCAAAGCCAACGCAATGGCTGATCAAATCATTATTAACGGTTTGAGCAAGATGGATGAAATTTGGGCAATGGAGCAATCATTATATTTCCCAGGACTTTACAGTGGCACAACTGACTTGGTAGGTGTATATGAAGGTGTCCCAGCAGTTTGCGACCATAAACAAACTAACAAGCCAAAGAAGGCAGAGTGGGTTGAAGATTACTACCTACAATTAGTGGCTTATATCTTAGCACATAATGAAGTTTATGGCACTGATATGAAGCGTGGAGTTATCTTTATGTGCAGTCGCGGTGATGATGGCATTAAAGTGGGCGGCGAGACATATCAACAATTTGATTTGCTGCCACAAGACTTCAATAAGTACCAAGACTTGTGGTTGACTAAGGTAGAAGAGTATCATACCACTGGATTAAAAGGCTACAAGCAATTGCTCACACAGTAAGCATAAATATCCAATAGAGGGGATATTAATATGGCGATAACTGAGATTGCAAGAATACAAGTACGACGTGGACAGGAAAATCAAACGGGTGTGCCACAGTTAGAGCCGGGCGAATTTGGTTGGGCTGAAGATACACAAAATCTTTATATTGGTAAACGTGTATCAGAAGGAGCCAACAATGACAATAACGCCCGTATTTTAACTGATAAAGATTTGGCCAATGTATTTCGTTTGGCCCAAGCAGGTACAATTTCAGTTAATCCTTCAACCGGTTACAGATATAGAAATGATATATCTAATACTATATTACATTCTTCTACAGGTACATATGCTAAGAAGTTAGACACGTGGGCCAACATGATAGATTTTACCACCACTTGGTTTTATTCTTCAGGTACCGACATTACTAAAATATTGCAAGAATCAATCGGAACTGTTACAAATCCATTTGGTGTTGTTGTTAACAGTAACCCGTCTCAAGTTGCTATCAGCGCAATAAAAATTCCAGCAGGAAACTTCAGCGTCAGTGGTACAATTAGTTTACCGCCCAACACTAAATTAGTTGGCGAAGGCGCAGGTTTAACAGTATTGACAGCCGCGGGCGGAGCACCTATATTCCAAACCGTTGATGCCAATGGACAATCTTTCTTTAGTATGAATGGTGATACGTTTGCTACTCAACCTAAAAACATACATATTGAAGGTATGACGTTAATTAGTACCAGTACATATAGTTCAACATTAATCTTATTAGATAATGTAGCCAATGATGATATTTTAAATGTTAATTTTGGCGATCCAGCAGCTAGTACATTAACAAGTGTTGACGGTATTACAATACGTGGATTTTCAGTTAGTTCAGATGCAACCCTTGCACTAAGTTCAAATATTAGAATTGACGATTGTAATTTTAATGGACTTAACAGAGGGGTATATCAAAACACTGGCACTACCAATAGATACTATATTCAAAACAGTGAATTTAGTAATATGAGTCGCGGTGTAAGAATGTGGTCAAGTGCAAATGGTATTGTCCCCGTCAATGGTTTAATAGATAACAACATATTCCAAAACATTGCTCGAGAAGCTATCTACATTGGCACTATTACAAACACTACAACAAACTCTTATGTAATAAGTTCTAACAACACATTTAGAAATGTTGGTAATAATTTTAGCGGTGATGCAGGAACACAGATAACTCCAGTAATTACATTTAATGATGGCGGAAATAGTTCAAGCAATGATTATTTTGGTAGATTTATAAATCCAATAAACACCGTAACAAATTATCCTATTATTTCAGGCCCTGCTGTTATAGAAAGTCCAATTACTTACGTATCTAGCATTGGCACAGATACCACTGTGGGATATACTATTACTAATTTTGTGTTGACAGGTCGAGAACAAAAAGTGTCAATTGATTATACACTAATTGACGAAAATAATACAGTATTCTCAAGAACAGGCCAATTGACAATGAATATAACTCCAGCAAATGTCGAGGCAAATGAAGCAGTATTTGCCAGTGTGAGTGATTATTTTAATTATGCTGAAGTATTGTCAGGTAGCACAAACTTTGTAATTTTCTCAACTGACTACACTAGCAATATTACTAACAATTATGTTTCATTAACTTGTTGGAATCAATTAGGTACAACAGCAACTGGTTTGGCAAGTACTGTTACTAATTTCAATATCGAATACAAATTAAATATTTTACAATAAGCAGCAATGTTTAAATTATCCGTTGACGATAGATTATCGTCCTGGGCAGCGCTTCGTGCTCAGTTAGAAACTTGCGAAGAACCTTTTCAACTTGTTATTGACTTTTGGCGGGATGCTCCATTTGTTCCATATAATAGACATATCGATCCTTTCAATAAATCATCGTGGCCCAGTCCTTGGGAAATCATTGTAGAAAATCAATACGATGATTTTACCAAATCATTAATGATAGCATATAGCCTTAAGTTCACTCAAAGGTATAAAGATACCGACATAGAAGTACGTAGTTTAATAGACAAAACCAAATCTACATACTATAATATAGTTTGTGTTGATTCTTTGTGGGCCATTAACTATAATGATAACAATGCGGTATTATTAGAGAATATACCTGATTCATTTTTTATTGAAAATCTTATCAAAGTTACGCCCACGCGGTAAATATCAGCTCAACACAGAATAAAGGCATAAGAAATATGATCACAGTGGTCAAACGCAATGGAGAAAGAGTACCGTTAGATATCTCCAAAATTCAAAGACAAGTGGCCCACGCTTGTACGGGCATTGACGGTGTTAGCCCAAGTATGGTGGAAATTAAAGCACAAATAGAACTTCACGACGGTATGACTACTGAAACGATTGACGAGTTGTTGCTTAAAGCAATGGTTGATCTAATTGATGAAACTGAAAATCCAGAAATTAATAATGTTAATTATCAATATGTAGCAGGCCGGCAACGTGTCAGTATGCTACGTAAGGAAGTATACGGTAGTTACACTCCGCCCAAATTATATAGCGTAGTGCAGACTAATGTTGCTGCTGGTATGTATACCCCAGAACTGTTAAATTGGTATACTGAAGATGAATGGAATATTATAGACTTGTTTATTGATCATAGTAAAGACGAAGAATACACATATGCCGCCATTGCTCAATTGACAGAAAAGTATTTGGTACAGAATCGTGCCAATGGAAAAATATATGAAACGCCACAAGTACGTTACGCGGTTGCCGCGGCAACCGCGTTTCATAATGAAAATAAAGATGTGAGATTAAAATATGTTAAAGAATATTATGAATGTGCGGCCGCAGGTCACTTCACGTTGGCTACGCCAGTCTTGGCGGGGCTTGGCACTACTACTAAACAGTTTAGTAGTTGCGTACTTATTAGTTCGGATGATACTTTGGACAGTATTTTCGCCGCAGGCGAAATGATGGCGAAATATGCATCAAAACGTGCCGGAATTGGCCTAGAAATAGGCAGAATTCGCCCGTTAGGTGCACCAATTCGCAATGGAGAAATCAAGCATACGGGTATGATACCCTTTCTGAAAAAATGGTTCTCGGATTTGCGTAGTTGCAGTCAAGGCGGCATCCGTAATGCAAGTTGCACAGTGACATACCCTATTTGGCACTATCAATTTGAAGATCTTATTGTACTAAAGAACAATCAAGGCACTGAAGAAAATCGTGTGCGTCAAATGGACTACAGTGTAGTGGTCAATAAGATGTTTTGGAATCGTTATAAAAATGGTGGCTCAATTACATTGTTTGATCCGCACGATGTTCCAGACTTATACGAAGCATATTATCGTGACAGTGAAGAATTTGAACAACTATATCTAAACTATGAGAAGCATCCGACAATTAAAAAGAAAAGCGTATCGGCAGATGAGATATTCAAAAATGGAATTCTTAAAGAACGTACTGATACTGGGCGCATCTATCTTGTCAACATCGACAACGTTATCAACCAGGGGCCGTTTGATACAAGGCTTGACCCGATATATCAATCAAACCTATGCCAAGAGATACTTTTACCCACCCGTCCTTTCCAAAGAATTGAAGATCCAGAGGGACGCATTGCTCTTTGTACTCTTGGCAGCATAAACTGGGGAGCATTTAATAACCCACAACAGATGAAAAAGGCTTGCCGTGTATTAGTTAGAAGTCTAAGCAATTTATTAAGTTACCAAGATTTCCTAAGTGTTCAAAGTCAATTAGCAAATAACGAGTTTGAACCTTTAGGTGTAGGCATTACCAATTTGGCCTACTGGCACGCCAAACGTAATTTCAAATATGGTACTACAGAGGCATTGGCAGAAGTTAAACGTTGGATGGAACATCAAGCATTTTACCTAACCGAAACAAGTGTTGAACTTGCACAAGAACGTGGTGCTTGTACCCGTAGCGAATTCACATACTATGGCAAAGGTGTATTCCCGTGGGAACGTCGTGCAGTCGGCAGCAACGAACTAACTGATTTTACTCCCAGTTTGGATTGGGAACCACTACGTGAACGTATGAAACAGTATGGCATCCGTAATGCTACATTGATGGCAGTTGCACCAGTTGAAAGTTCTAGTGTTGTATTGAACAGTACTAATGGTATTGAAATGCCAATGGAATTAATCAGTGTTAAGGAAAGTAAAGCAGGATCATTTACACAAGTTGTTCCAGAATACAAACGCTTAAAGAATCGTTATCAACTAATGTGGGATCAAAAGGACTGCGTTGATTATTTGAAAACTGCTGCCGTACTTGCTGTGTACATTGATCAGTCATTGTCAACTAACACATTCTATAATCCTGCAAATTATGAAAAAGGTAAAGTACCTGGCACATTGATTGCTAAGAACTTGATGCTTGCATACAAGTGGGGATTGAAAACTATGTATTACAGTCTTATCAACAAAGTTGGTAGTAAGAATATATTAAACACTCAAAGCGATAGACTGCTAACAACACAGCCTGTTACTATATATGAAGAATTAGAAGATGACTGCGAGGCTTGCAAATTATGAGCAAAGAACAATATAACCTAAGTAAACAAACTAACTACTTAAAACGCACAATGTTTTTGGATCCAGCAGGTCCTGTTACAGTACAGCGTTTTGAGGAAGTCAAGTACAACAAGTTACAAAAATACGAAGAATTGGCCAGAGGGTTCTTTTGGGTACCTGAAGAAATTAGTCTTACTAAAGATAAAATGGATCACAAAGATGCCAGCGATGCAGTCAAGCATATCTTTACCAGTAACCTACTTCGACAAACTGCTTTGGACAGTATCCAAGGTCGTGCGCCTAATCAAGTGTTTAGTCCTGTTATTAGTATTCCAGAACTTGAAGCACTGGTAAGCAATTGGAGTTTCTTCGAAACCAATATTCACAGTAAGTCATACAGTCACATTATTCGTAATGTCTATGGTGTGCCTAAGGAAGAGTTTAACAAGATTCACGACACACAAGAAATTATAGATATGGCTGCAAGTATTGGCCGTTACTATGAAATTTTACACGGACTCAATTGTCGCAAAGAATGTGGTGAGGCAATTGATCTCCACACACATAAGACTGCAATTTGGATGGCATTACACGCAAGTTATGCATTGGAAGCATTTAGATTTATGGTGTCATTTGCTACAAGTTTGGCAATGGTTGAAAATAAGATTTACATTGGCAATGGAAACATTATCAGTCTTATTTTACAAGACGAATTGTTACACGCAGAATGGACCGCTTGGTTAATCAACCAAGTTGTTAAAGATGATCCGGATTTTATTTCTATTGCTGAAGAATGCAAAACAGAAGTATATGCATTGTATATGGAAGTTATTGCAGAGGAAAAAGCCTGGGCAGATTACTTGTTTAAGAAAGGACCAGTCATTGGCCTTAATGCAACTATTCTAAAAGACTTTGTTGACTATACAGCATTCACCCGTTTGAAAGATATTGGCATCAAATACGACGGCGAACATCCACGCAGTAGTCCTATCCCTTGGTTTAACAAACACGTTAACATTGGAAAGAAACAAAGTGCACTACAGGAAACTGAAAGCACTAATTACGTAGTGGGTGTGATGAGTGACTCTGTCACCTATGACGAATTACCAGACCTATAAGGATTAAAATTAAAATGGCAGATATTATTAAAGTGGAATTTTCTGGAGACTGGTCGTCTGAACTTGCCCAGGCGTTGAAAACGGCATTTGATCGTGCTGATAAAATGCAACACAAATTACCTGCAGAATTAATGACAATGCACGGGATGAGTGGTAAAAAATTTCGAGCATTAATGAATAATTTAATAGAGATCGTGCCCAATCCTAGATATTTAGAAATAGGATGCTGGGCAGGATCAACATTTTGTTCGTCAATTTGGCAAAATAACTGCCAAGCGGTGGCAGTGGATAATTGGAGTCAATTTGGCGGACCTCGAGATCAATTTTTAAACAATCTAAAGAAATTTTCAAATTCAGAAAATCAAAGATTCATTGAAAGTGATTTTAGAGATATTGATTACAATAATTTGGGCAAGTTTAATGTTTATATGTATGATGGCCCACATGAACACGATGATCAAAGCGATGGACTACGTATGGTTTTGCCTGCATTAGACGATATGTTTATTTGGGTAGTAGATGATTGGAATTGGCCTGATCCTAAAAACGGTACTATCGATGCGTTAACCAACGTAGACGTTGAAGTAATTGCTGGTATTGAAATTCATACTACGGATGATTTGACCCACGCTAAAGTATCTCACGAACAAAGCGATTGGCATAATGGATATTATATCGCAATTTTAAAAAAACTATAAGGAAAATAAAATGACAAAAGCAATTGTATGGAGTAAGTATCACTGTCCCTATTGCGATCAAGCAAAAGCATTGTTAAATCAGCGTGGTATTGCATTTGAAGAGAAAAAAATTGGTGACGGATATACACGAGAAGAATTATTAGAAGCAGTGCCTACAGCACGAACTGTTCCACAAATTTTTATTGACGGAGCACTAATTGGCGGCTTTACTGAATTAAAGGCACACTTAAATGGATGATGAAATAATTATTACTATACCTGAAAGTAGTCTAGATACCCACGATATATCTTCAGGCGATGTTACTATTGATATTTCTGGTGTATCATCAAGCATACTTGGTCCATATTTTATTCCCGGCATAGGCGCAGTTGGGTCAAACAGTAATTACGGTTCTTATATCACAACTACTAATAATACATGGGGTGGTAGTTTTAATACCCCATCAAAGCCCAGCACATTACAGGTCACCGGCGATGCAGAGTTTGCGGGTGATGTTAAAATTAAGGGTGTTAGCATTGCCAAGGCATTGGAAGATATACAAAAGCGTTTAGCCATACTTGTACCAGATCCTGCAAAGTTAGAACACTTTGAAGCATTAAAAAAAGCATATGATCACTACAAGACTTTAGAAGCCTTGTGTGAAATACCAACAAAAGATGATTGATCCAAAAGATAAAAAGATTGCCGACCTTGAACAGCAAGTAAGAACGCTGTCGTCAAATGTTGGCAAATTAAATCAACAGGTCAGTGTTCTTGTAAGAGAAAACAATAGGCGTAAGAGTGAGATATCACAAGTAATCGCCGCAATTAAAAAAGGATAATATGTTAATTAATAAAGGTTTCTCCTCAGGAGATGTAGTAAGTATCAAACTAATCAACGGTGACGAGATCATTGCCAAGTTTGAAAGTGAAACCAGTGATACAATTACTATTAGTAAGCCACT